TTGAAGAGCCTGAACATGGAGGCGGTGTACCCGGCCACGATGCCGATACCGGGCCGTGCCGAAGGGGGATATACCGGCACCGCCCCGAAAACGAAAGCCGACAGTGGAGGAGACATCGACCCACGTATGGCCGCCGTCCTCGAAAAACTGCTGAAAAGGCTGGACGACCCGGTGAAGGCCTATGTATCGGTCCTCGGGAAAAACGGCATCAAAGAGGCTTATGACAAATATGAAAACCATAAAAACAGAGGCAGACTATGATAGAAATCATTCTCGAAGACGGGACTTCCCTCGACCTGAAAAAGGATTGGGAGTTTGAAATCACTCTTGAACAACCGATGCTGGACGACAGCCATATACCTATTCCCTACTCGACGAGCATCGCCCTGCCCTACACGGAAACGAACCGCCTTGCCTTGAAATGGCTCGATGCGCTGATGTTGCCGCCGGGGGTGCGAAAAACGGGCTGTACGATACATGCGGGCGGCGTACCGTTGTTTACCGGCCTGCTGGAATATGAGAGCATGGAGGATGGGTATGCGAGCTACACGTTCGGCGGCCGGGACATGGAGGACGATTTCTCGGGGTATATCCACGAACTGAAACATCTTACCCTGACTACGGGTGCGCCGGAGTACTGGATCAAACTATCAAGGGACGACAGCGGGGCGCAAGACTTTGCCTCGCCCGTCATGATCGTGCAGCAGAACATCGGGAAGATGGAGCATGAGAACGACGTGGGGATAGAGATGATCGCGGCTGGGGAGAAATACCGAAACTGGTGTTTCTCGGCAGAGACTCCTTTCTGCCCGGCGGTGTATGTGCACTCGATCTTGTCGGAACACTTCAAAAACATCGCCGTGGACGATAGCCTGAGCGGATTGTACGGGGCACTGGCGATTCCGGGACTCTTCATCGACGACACGGCCCGCGCGCCGTATTACCTGCGACGGACGGAGGCTGACGGTAATGGCATGGCCGTGCTGGACATCGCGGGCTCCTTGCCGGAAATCACGGCCATAGATCTCTTGACGGACTTGTGCAAGATGTTGTGCGCCTCGGTATACCGGGACGGAAAGGGCTACCGGCTGATGGCGCACGGGGATATTCTCGGGGAGAAATCGCCCGCGGATTGGAGCGGGAAAGTCTCGGACATATACAGCGCGAGCGTGGAAGAGGGACGGTCGTACACTTTCGGCTACGGGAACGACGAGAATGAAAACAGCTATGACCCGACAGAGCCGCAGGAAGACGGGTCTGTCGTTTATCCGGCCGAGAGTCTCGGGAGCATGTTCCTTAAAATATTGTCGTCGAACGACTACGTGGCGGTGAAGCACCGGGGTACGGGAGACATTTTTTCGGGCCGCCGCATGACGATATGCGTGCGGAAAGAGGGGGAAAGCCGTTATAACGCGGAAGTGCCTTACCTCGACCAGATTTTTCACGGGATCGCGAAAAAGGTGGTGAACGCAGGGCTGAAAGAGAGCCATGACGCTTCGGTGGACTTGAAACTGGTGCGCTGCCTGCCCGTGAAGCTATTCGAACCGGGCGGCGACCCCAACAGGTGGCTTTATGTGATGGCCCCGATCATGGAAGTGCCGGCCATGGACGAACGTCCGGGCGACGTGTATATCGGCTGCATGATGCTGGGGCAGCTGGTGGATCACGGTATCGCCTATACTCCGGCCACATATGAAAACGGGGTACCTACGGCAGCCAATGACGGGATAGAGCGGAAGAACGAAGCATTTGACCTCTCTCCGGAGGGGATATGGCCGTTGCACGAGCGTTTTGCGGAATGGCTGGGGAAAGACCGGCAGGTGAACACGGTGGATGTGAACCTTACCTTACCGGAAATCGCCAATTTCCGCATGTACCGCCCGGTATCGGTGCATAACCGGAGGTTTCTCGTGAAATCGATGCGTTTCACGTTCGACTCTTCTTCGGATTACGTGAGGTCGCAAGCCGACCTCTTGGAGCTGTGAGTGTCCTTTTTTTCCATAGCGGCCGTTCCTACTTTTGTCGAAAAACAACGAGATGGAATTTGAAAGCGATAATCATTCGATTTTTACAGAGAACTTGGGGGACGTTTCCCTGAAAACTTCGCTCGAAACGGAAATCACCGTCGAACTGAGCGGCGTACCGGGCAGGACGGCGGAGAGTTTTTCTTTTTTCTTAGCTCCGACAGACGGAAAAATCACGATACGGACATCGGAAATCGCCCGGCGGCTGCTTACCCGACATGAAACGACGGTAGAGGTAATCGTCCCGAACCCGATTTATGAATGGGGAATGGAGAGCCGTAATCTTCCGACCTTGAAATTGACCGCCCATAATGCTTCGGGTGATGCCGAGTGGAGCACAAAAGTTACAGCGGGAGGTTACGGGGAAAAGGAAATCGGGGACGAAACGGAGTTCTTAACGCACAACTTCCTGACATGGCGGCCGCAAATATCGATCACCTATCCGGGATTGAAAGAGCAGCTTACTTTTATCGATCCGACGGAAGGGGTGTTCCGGGCTATGCGCTTGCGTATGTATTTCGGCAAGGAGCTGCCCACAGATGAAACGATCGTGAGATCGAGCGGTATCGGATTACGCCGTATCGACGTGTCGCCGGCAGCGGTGTCGGCTCTCGCTGTATACAGGGGCATCAATGACGTGCTGACAGCATACGACTTGTACGGGATAGCGAACGAGGCTCCGGGCGCGAATGCGGCATGGGACACGCCTTTCGCCCAGCGATTCATTATCGGACGGAGGGATTTGCGGCAGACTTCGTTTTTCTTCCAGAATTCCCTCGGGGGATTCGACACGGTTACGGCCAAAGGAGTACGCAGCTGCCAACCGGAGGGGGAAACGGTATCGTTTACCAACGGACGGACGGAGGAGATGCTGGAAACGGGTTTTACCGACACATGGGAGGTAAATACCGGCTTTATACGCACCCGGCAGGAAAAGGCCTTGTGGGACGAATTCCTGTCATCGACAAATAAATACTTGCTCCTTCCCGACGGCAGCCACAGGAGAATCGTCGTGGACGAATTCGATGCAACATATACCTACCTCGAATTGTCGTCCTACACTTTTACCTACCGGCTGGCTGCGGCGGAGACGGGACATGCTTTCACACGAAAAATTCTTAATGACTTCATCGGATAATGGCTACACGTATCAATCACAAATCGGATTTTACCTCTTACGAGCAATTCACCCGCTACGACAAGCCGGTGGCTGTTCCCGAGAGGGTACGCATCACCTATTTCACGGAAACGGGCTTCCCTCGTTGTTTCGTGGCGGAACGAAACGGGAATATTCTGAAAAACTGCTCTCTATCGGACGACGGCATGTCGCTGAGGGTGTATGTGGCTCTCTCCCGACAATACATAGGAACCGGACCCTTGAAAAAAATCATCACGGAAACAGTGGAAGACGCAAATTTCCCGAACGGGAAGAAACGACTGGACAGCGTGGCGGAGAGCAACGTGGTATTGTGGAGCGGAAACAGTGATAACGGCCTCGATACGGAAGACGAATCGGAACTGTTGCCTTTCCGTTACGGCTACTCGGCCTACGAGCTGGCCAAGATACACGGGTACGAGGGAACGGAAGAGGAATATGCACTCGCTCCGCTGTTGGCCATCAATGAGTTGGAGGATTACGCGAAAAAAGATCTCTCGAACGTGCGTCTGGCGGATTTCCGGGAGAAAGGTGTCTATCCGGTGGAGAGTTTCGTTTACAGCGTGGATAATGACCATTCGGTTTCGGTGGGGAACAAAGAGGCTTTTGCTGCTTTGCTGGGGAGTGTGTCGGAAAATCTTGACAGTTTGCTTTATGCCCAAAGTATCGCTTCGTCGGCGGGAGATCTCGGTTTGTCGGCGGCCGCAGTGTCCCTTATCGGGAATGATCCTTTGTCATATTCGGTAACATTTGTGGGGAATGACGCCTACTGGCATGAGTTGAGAGTGGACGGTTCCGGAGCGATCACACGGCAGTATGCTTATCGGCTGGACGACATGGCTACGAAAGATTGGTTGACCTCGCAGGGCTACAAGCCTACCCGTGTTGTGGACTTGGGGGAATATTCGTCGTCGGAGGGCTTCTATTTCAACGAGCCTCTTTTGGCTGAACTGGCCGCTGCGATAAATGCGGTGTCGGAGGGGAAAGCCTCGCTGTTGTTGAAAGCGACGACATCGAATAGAGTGCCTTTGGCTTTCACGGGTGCCTCTGTAAGGATAGAGGACGGGGTGGATTACAGGTTGACTTTCTTATTTGATGACGGCCGGTCTTACTCGATTTCTTTCGAGGCGGGTTACCCGGATAGTGTACAGCAGGGATTTACAGAAGGCGGCGGTAGTGGAACAATCACATCGGAGGCCTACACGGATAATAAGGATTACAAGGAAATATAACCAATAAAACATAATCACAATGGCAAAGATTAAGAAGTTAAAGGAAAACGGGAGTACGATTTATCCGGCAACGATACCGGAGGGAGTTGTTGATACAAACGGTTTTACGCTGGCTGAACTCTTGGACGAGTTGCTGGGAGTGTTGGCCGGGGGAAGCAGGGATAACATGGAGCTTGCTTTCAGCGACCTGCGGGCGGCTATCGGCAGTGAGGACGGCAATGACTTGTCACGGTTCGTGGCGAAGGTGAACACTTTCCTCGAAGATGCGGACGCTTCGGACGCGACGATCAACCGCTGGAAGGAGATTGAATCGTTCCTTACGGGCATTACCGACACGGAGACGCTTACCGGGTTGCTGGCCGAGAACCTGCAATCGGCGAAAAGTTATGCGGACACGAAGGTGTCGAGCGGTACGGCAAACATGGTAACGATGTCGTCGAATGCCGGGGCTGCGGATCGGGTGCTGACTTCGGCCGGGACGAATAAAACGGCTAAGGATTCGGGGGTGGCTATCGGAGACTTGGCAAGAAATACCACAGCTACCTCCTCGGCCAACGGGTTGATGAGCAAGGAGGATAAAACGAAGCTGGACGGTATCGCGGCGGGGGCGAATAAATACACACTGCCCGCTGCGACGGCTTCGGCCCTCGGCGGCGTGAAGTCGGGAGAAGATGTAGAGGTGGATAGTAGCGGTATTATAACTGTGCATTTTGCAGAAAAAGCGAGTGAAGCCGATTGCGATGAGAACGGGGACAAAATAGTAGATACATACGCCCGTTTCGATGAGTTACCTGTTGTGGCAACGGCGTCGAAAGCCGGACTCGTGAAGAGTGGCGGCAATATTACCGTAACATCGGACGGCACGGTTACGGTGAACAAAGCCGCTGCGGCAGATATGGCCGGCCATGCCACGGAAGCAGATAGGGCTTCTTATGCGACATCGGCTGGCAGTGCTACCAGTGCCACGAAAGCGACGCAGGACAAGAACGGGGCGGACATCGCGGCCACTTATCTGAAATCGGCGGCAGTAACGGACGTAACGGAGTATGCGGAGATAACGATTTGAGAAACGCAGTTTCCGGGGTTTTCAGGAATTCGGCGGAGCTGATTTTCTGCGGCACTCGGCAAAGTGAAAAAGATTTTTTCCTTTGCTCTCACTTGCAAGAAAATTCCTCGTCGCTCCGCTCGCTCGGAATGACATGCATTTGGGGCGGGGATTCCTCACATGCTCCTCGGAATGACATTTTTTAAATCGATAAATGACAATAATTATGGCAAGGATTAAGAAACTGAAAGAGAACGGGAAGACGGTGTACCCGGCGACGATATGGAACGCGGTGGTGGACCCGACCACGGGCATGACCCTGAAACAGCTTGTTGCCGAACTCACCGACGCGCTCAACCGAATAGACGCCTCGACGCTACAAGGGCACGGGATCGTTACGGCGGGGGAACTCGACCCCAAAAACAAGATTCCCGTCGTGGGGAATGACGGGGTCATGGAGATAGGCCGGTATCTCGACTTCCACATGGACGGGTCGAAGGAGGACTACAACATACGCCTGCGGTGCGACACGACGGGGAAGTACCAGCACTACCTGCCCGCAAAAACGGGTACGGTGGCCCTGACGAGCGACATTTATGAAAATATCCCGGATAGAATCGGTGTAGGTACTACGGCAGGTGATGAAAATGATTATGTGGAACATGATTCTCTCCAAGTATTCAAAGCGGCTATCGATAACAAGAATTTCCCGGTTATAAGCGTTGCCGGAGAAAGAACAGATGGACAACAATGCTGTTGGCAATTGTGTATAGACCCTTATACTGGAGCACTCCGATATCGATACGCCCTTTCCGGTTCAGGAGGAAGATTTACATTTAGTGCGTGGCGTAATATCGGATAAAAACAGCATGCCATATGTTACGAATCACACTCTTGTCAAATGAATTAAAAGACTTATAGTCATGAAGAAAATCTTAAACCGGGTTCTGAGATATATAAAATCGAAAGATATTTATTACTGGTTTGCACTCGTCCTTTTGGTCGCTTTACTGTGTGTTATACTTCCTGATATTTTTAACACATTGGCTTCTAATCCATAGAATTATGTACGGATCACACAACAGCCTGACAGGCTATAAACCGATGAAATGGTGGGGACGGCTATTACAACCTTTCGCCCGCTGCCAGCGAACGATCGTCGAGGAACAGATAGAGGGCGGGACACGCGCATTCGACCTGCGTGTACGCTTCGGTAAGGGCGGCCTCGTAGCCTGCCACGGATTGGTCGAGTACAAGGCCGATGTTCCGGCCGTTGTGGCAAGGCTCGAAAATGCAGGGTGTTGCTACCGCATCATTCTCGAAAACGTCATGGGCGGACGCTGTGTGTCGGCCGACGACCTCGACAGGCTCAAAGCCATGTTCATTGACGGGAAACACCCGCACTGCCTCTATGTGAGCGATAAACGGTCGTGGAACACGACCCACAACCCGCATTGCAAGATACGCCTGGGTGAGCAGAACCGGCACGGCGGAACGGGGTGCATCATTCCCCGCCTTTGGCTGTGGCGATACCGCCGCGACCGCTACCGCCACTCGTTGAACCTGAAATGCGATGCCAATACCGTTTATTGGTACGATTTTGTATAGGAGAGATATATAATGGACAAAATATTCAACTGGGAACAATGGCGCATCATAGCTGTATCGGCAGTAAGCCCCGTGCTGGCGTTCCTCACCCCGACGAAAGGATTCGTATTTGCTCTTGTTATCATGTTCGCCTTCAACGTGTGGGCGGGTATGAGAGCCGACGGCGTATCCGTCGTCCGGTGCCGAAACTTCTCCTTCCGGAAATTCAAGAACGCACTGGCCGAGTTGCTGCTCTACCTCATTATCTCGGAAACGATTTACTCCATTATGTTGAATTGCGGGGACGACACGGCGGCGCTCATCGCGATGAAGTCGCTGACGTATGTTTTCATGTATGTCTATGTGCAGAATGCCTTCCGAAACCTCATACACGCTTA